TTTGGGTATGAGCCATCTTTTCGCTTGTTCGCAATATCGACCCAATTTTCCTTTACCCATTCTCTTAAACCTTTTTTAGCCATAAATCATTTTTGTCATGTCTTCAACACCAGAAACTATAGGTCCGCCATTAGCAGCTTTCTTACGTTTCTTTTTACCACCTGGTGTAACTTTACCTGAACAAACTGCAGAAGCATACATATTCGCGTACGCCGAAGGGTACACTTTAAATTTTCGCTTTGCTGCGGCTTTACCTTTAGGACATAGTTTTGCCATTAGATTAACCCCTTGTAATATTTTTTGTAAGATCTATTTCCAACCTCAACACCCCCTAAGTCTCCAGAAATATAACTTCCGTTATAATTCTTTTGAGCTTGTCTTATCATCGAGTTGCTATCTGAACCTTTAGAAAAGTATTTTCTACCAATCAAAGCTTCTTTAACTGCAGACATTTTTTTAGAAGTTTTCTTTTTCTTCTTGCCTTGCATAGACTCAATAAGTTTTTTAATGTTTCGTTTGTTCATTATCTATTGATCTTACCTTTTTTCTTCATCTTAGAACCAAATTTTCCATAAGATTCATCTCTGCTAGCTTTTAATTGCTTTGCAGTTCTTTTCTTTTTGATTCTCATTGCGATAGATTCATCTTTTCTATCTTTGTAGCCTTGTTTTTTCTTACCAACTTTTTTCACGGCTCCTCCTTTTTTATACATTGATCCGCCTCTCATTCCCATATCAGGTGAATAAAAACCAGATGCTTCATCTTTTCTTTGTTTGCCGGAAATCATTTTTCCGCCACCCATTTTTCCAACACGTCCACCAACTTTGAATCTGAATCGTGCAGGTCTAACTCCGTTTTGTCTCATTATTTCTTACCTCCGTTCCGAAATATTTGTGTTCCCTTTATACCATATATGCTCGCCACGACAAGGATCCACAAATTTGTAAACCATGACGGCAGCTGTGAGAACATCTCGAAGAACAATTTTACTTTGTCCATAGCGGACGGATCGTCCGAGATGACTGCCCAGGCCAGCACCAACACGGGCAAACTTAAAATTATCAAAACGGCCTCGTCCTTCCAGTCTGATTGACGGGCCTCTAGAAGTTTTCCTTGGTAAGCTTCATCACCCCGAGCCATACGTTCGGCATGCATAAGCTGTGCATCTGACATTGCCATCTTCGTCTTCTGCTTGTTAGCATAAATTTTACTTCCAGCAGAGACGGCTAATTTTATTGCCGATAACCACATATTAATACCAAGTAGCTTTTTTACTCTTTGACTTAAGCATTCGTTTAGTTCCTCTAACTTCAACTGCATCACCAGTAGCAATCACGTTTGATTGCATACCGTTAGCTAAAGTTTTAGTTCTAGGATCTCTCTCCAAGTTTTGACCTGGAGTTTCAATATCGATACCTCCGTTAGAGAAGCCATCTTTATTGATGTCCAATGCTTTATCTACATTAACTTTTTCAGCCATTTATCCTCCTATTTTTTTCTTAACTTACCCAATGTTATAGCAAAACGAGCTCTTTGTCCAAGCTTTCCAGGTTTTTTAGCTGCCGCTTTTAATTTTGACGCTGGAATTTTTTCGCCTTTCTTAACATTCAAAGATTTTCTTAATGAACCAGGTTTTTTAATAGCCTTTTGAATAAATTTTTTATCTTTTTTTGCCATTTTTCTTCATCCCTGGTTTTTTAATAACACCTCTAGCCATCAAGATGTCTTTTTTTGTTATTTTTCCATCACCTGACACGTCAGGGAAAGATTTTTTCTTTTTCTTCATCATTTTTTTCTTTTTCATCATCGATTTTCTCCTTCATATTTTTCGATTTCAACACTTGGCATCATTTTATCCACATTTGGAATAGATTTGCTCAAGATTGTCTTTTCAATTGATGTATCAGCCCTTAGTTTTGCTAAGTTTGCGTTCTGATCCAACTTATCGTCGTGCTCTTGCTGGTTCATCATCGCTTTCATACGATCGAGATTAATTTTTTCTTGTCCCTCTCGTTTTTTACGCTCGTTATCCATAGCTCTAAGGTCTAATTCTCTTGCTCTTAACTTCGCAATCGGGTCATTGTCAAATTGTGACGTGATAGATTTCTCTTCTTTTAAGAATTCACCCATCATTTCAGCAATCAACACAGCTTTTCTAGCTTCAATTTTTTGTTGAAGCTCTTGCCCCTGCATTTGTGTTGCAGGATTTTGCATTAACATCTGTAATTGTGGCAACTCCTCTCTGAATTCTAGTTCAATTTGTTCTTGTGCCATCAAACTGATGTGTTCAAATATATTTTTTTCCATTGCAGCCATTACCATCGGATTATTTCTAGCAATATTAGTTGCCATAAAATTTAAATGTGAAGTAATGTGTGCTCTGTGATCTTGTCCAGGGAAAGCTTGAAAAGGTTTTCCACCTAACGCCATGATATTTTCTAAACTTGGATCAAGCGGTTGAGGTTGCTCTGGTTTCTTTAATAGTAAATCAATATTTTTTACACCTAACGCATCGTACATATTTCTATACGCCTCGTATAGATTGTGCATTTGCGGATTAGACGTTGCCAGTTGCAACTCTGTTTGCGCGAGGGATATACGCTGAGTTTGTGAAAAGATGTTAGGGTCGGCAACTGGCAGTATATCTACACGATCATCAAAGTCTTGTTGCTTGACGGTTCTTTGACCCCCAACTATGTCATACGGATATTCCGGTGGTAGATATAATTTAAAAACACGGGCAAGTAATTTAAATTCTTGTTTAAGTGCTGCATAAATTCTTTTGTGTATCGCAGACATAACTCTCGATCCTCTTTCCAGAAGAGCGACTGTTGTTCCTACAGCTGCTTGTTGATTACCATCACCGACTTGCATATCTGCAATCGATGCAAATCTTTGACCAGCTTGTACAACGATACCCATTAATTGTAATAAAGTTGCTGATGGTTCTTTGAATGGCAACATCATAAACGAATCTTTTAAGTTACCACCAGGAGCATCTACATCTCTGAACTCACCAGGTTGTATAGATTGCGCGTCATCTCTAATT